AGATAATATTGTTGAAGAGTTAGGGGACTTACTTTGGTATATTATTCTAGTAGCTGATACAATTAAAATAGATTTAGATGATATTATGGCAGCTAATATTGCTAAGTTAGCAGTTCGTTATCCTGATAAATATTCAGATCAGTTAGCAGCTTTACGATTAGATAAATCGGAATAAAAAAAATACCCCTCTAGCTATAATGGCTATTGGGGTATTTTTACGTCTATTGCTTTTACAGCTTACTAGTTCTAACTAACTACCTACTAATTCTGACTCTGGATATTACTTACTGCATTTGTACTACCCATACCAGTACTAATCATTCCACCAGTACTAGCTGCTTGACCAGAACTCATAGGGTCTGTACCTCCCATGATTGTCTGCATCCTTTGATTAAACGGATTACTTAAAACCTGATTAATCTTAGCAGCAGCACTAGTGTTAGCTGACTTCATTGTGTTCATCATCAGCTGATTAAAGTTTTGTTGCTTACCTCCTAATGCTGCATACTTAGCAGTGAACTGACTTAGACTAGCTTCATCTGTTTGCTGTCCTTGAATCTGCGTAGTCTTAATAGTATCAATAAGATTCTGCATATCTACTTTCTGAGCAGCTTCATAAGATTGAATCCTATAAGCTGTATCATTAATAATAGATTCATCAAGTGGCTTAGCACCAGCAAGTCGAGATAGTGTAGCTAAACTAAGCAAGTCATTACTACCAATAATAGTACCTTTAGATGTAGTACTAAAAGCTACTCCATTACCAGTAGTAGTTTGCAATGTCTGAGCTAGTCCTGCTAATGGGCGGCTTACTCCATTATGTTCCAGACCTTGCAGAACTGATTCCCACACATTGCCACCACCAGCTACTTTACCAAGTGTATCATACAGACTACCAATTAACTTACTATATGCAGCTACGGTAGGAATGTCTTCAATCTTAGTAGGTAATATACTTACGCTTCTAGGATTAATTTCACCACGAGAGTACATATTAGTTTGTAAAATATTACTTGGCACACCATACATTAGGAAGTCACCAGCAGTCTTACCCAAGATACCTTGTGCAGCAGCATACATATCTGTATGATTCTTATTACCAGACATGTTACCAACTACATGGTCATTAATAGCTTGGAACAATGGCTCACCTTGCAAACCATACATAGTTCCCTGTAAGCCTAATAATGTAGCAGTATCTTTACCAGCGCCTTCACCAATGTATTTAAACATCTGCTGCATCATATTAAACTGATAGCCTTGGAACAATCCTAATGCTTGACCTACTGGCCCTTGAAAAGCTAATGGTCGTTGACTAGCAGTACTAACTCCATCAACTTGATTAACTAAAGTATTCCGATAAGCCTGTGCTTCAGCAGAAGTTAATAGTCCAGCTTCCTCACCTAAGTCAGTAAGTTGTTTACCACAATGCCAAGATACAAATCTATTCATTTCATCTAACATTGTAGTACCAGATAATTTCTTACCTAACTCAAGTGCCTTAGCCATAGTAAATGCATCTTGTGTAGCATCTCCTAACTCAGCATCTGCTTCAGTACCTTTAAGTGTAAGACGCTTCATAACATCTTGTACACCAGATAGTACATTACTATGAACAGCACCTTCTGCTCTAGCTTGTTGCATTAGTGGGCCATCTTGTCCAATAGTATCTGTAATATCTTTCCACCATGCTTGATACGCATTAGCCTGTAACTTAGCAGGACTTAACATCAACGCACCTTCACCAGCACTAGCATCAACTCCAGGTACTGCTATCTTACCAAGATCAGCTAACTTACCAGCAATGCTAGCATCTCCATTCTCAAGTCCAGTAATAAGATTACCGAATACACTAGAGCGCAAAATTACAGAACCTAACGCTCGATGTAATCCTGAGATAGCATCAAGACCCATAACGCAATTAATAAGAATGCCGTTACTAGCCCGTACAAAACTACTGAGCGCACCTTTAGTTGCGGTGTGATTAATAAGAGCATCGCTAGCAGCGTTACTGTAAGCTGTATCAATACCAAACTTTTGTAAAGTATCATTAATTCTATCCATATCAGCTGGAGATTTAGCATCCTGCCATAAGCTAGATACAGTATCATATGCTTTACTTACTGCTTGATCTATAACACGGTTAGCATTTTGAAGTAACGGATACTTACTAGTATTACTAATATCTAAAGCTGATTTAATAAAGTCAGTGTATGGATTACTAAAGTCTTTAGAACCTGTACCAATACCAGAAGTTACACCAAACTTACTTTCAGAAAGATTCTGCATCTGTTCAGCTTGGCTCTCTAAGAAATCAAATTGTGGTTGATACTTAAGACGAACTAAGTTAGTAGCTGCTACATCATCTGCACGTAAGTGCTGTTGCATAATGTCATTGATAATCTTTTGTGGGTCTGTCTTAGTAAAGTAATTACTAGCTACACCATTAGACTTTAATTGGCTATCAATGTAGTTACTATTAAGACTCTGATCGTAACTGTATTCACCTTGAGCTTTAAAGAAGTCTTCAGTCTCACCTTTACGAATAACACTTAGTGTACCATCTGTAGGAACAAGACTAGTTAACTTTTGCAAGTTCTCAGCACTATCAGCATAGATCATACTAGTATGACCAGAACCAGTAACCGCACTATCTTTAACAAACGCTATATGTGTATAGTCATTAGGATTAGGACGGATAGGAGCAAAGATAGGATTCTGAGGCAAGCTAGGTTCATAACTATTAAGATGCACTGTATTAGTTTTACCTAACACTGCATTAGCTTCATTAGTCATCATCAAGCGATCATAGTCTCGTGAGCTATGCGCTGTAATAGCATCCCAAGTTTCTTGATTCTGCACTGGCATTGATATTGGAGTACCTTGTTCTAGTACTGGAATATCATATGTCTTGCCACTACCAGAAGCTACAGCATCATAGTAGTCTGCATACTTTTTAGCTATCAGATTATTGCCGCCACCTTTAATGTAACCTTTAGTATCTTGCACATACTGTTCAGCTGTATTAGCAATCTTATTACTTAGCACATCAAACTCAATAGCAGCTTCTTGATTAGAACCAAGTTTAAGTAATGCAGAATTAAGTGCATCTTCACTAGCTTTAGTAAATAGTTGACGCAATGGTCTAGTTACATTAGCTCCTACTTGTTGAACTAATGAACCTAAACTACCTACTGCGCCTGATTGAAAACTAAATAATCCTGGACTTGCATCAGACAGTTTAGCATTCATTAATGCGCTATCATCAATAGTAGGACAAGCATTAAAGATCTTATCTCCCATATTCTTCATAGCTACATTATCAGCAGCTTGTTGAAATAGAACTTGCTTCTGCTTTAACTCAACCATAGCATCTAACTGATTACCATTTAATCCTTGTAACTGATTAGTATCATAAGCTACTTTAGCAAACTTAGGGCGCAGTTCTGTAAACTCTGGGTCTTTAGCAATACTAGCTTCTGAACGTAATCCTTTATCTACAAGCATCTTATTGTATGCAGTGTTATTACTATCAGTAGCATACAAGTCATCTGCTATATTAGGCGAACGCTGTCCTTCTAAGTAATTAAGTTTTACATCTGCAATCTTAGCAATAGCTTCATTGCCTTGGTCAATAGGAATAGCATTCTTAATACTAGCTTCCGGTGCAGTCATAGCATTCTGTAGCTGATCTACTACTTCACCTTTAGAAGTTTCAATAAGCTTTGCTAAGTCTTTACCATTAATTCCAGTAGTAGTACTGCCATCAGGATACTTAATCTTGACAGATGCATAGTCACTTAAGTCACTAGCACCACTAGCCATATCAGATTGTAAACGCTGTAATACTGGCAGATCATGAGAGTTAATAACAGTACCAGCAGGTATATCACCTAACACATGCTTAGCCCAGATATAGCGCCCCTCAGCTTGTAAATGACCTTTATCACCAACTAATGCTCCAGCATCCCAATCATCACTAAGACTATGGCCTTGTTCTTTAACTGCATTAAGCACTGCATCTTTCATACTAACATTAGCATTAGGCTTTACAGTATCGGCAAGGTTAGCTACTAGTGGTTCGCTGTCTAATACATTACCTGCATTTTCACCAGTAAGAGTTACAAAGCGATTCTGCAATCCTCTAGCTGCTTCAATATCTTCATCGCTTAATGTACTGAGAGTTGCTTTCATTACACGATCTACTTTATTCATAGATGCTAAAGAACTAATCTCAGTAGCATTGGCAATAGAACCCAATAGATCTGTAGCAGGGACATTATGCAAAGCATCAGCAGTCATGTTAGCAATAGTAGTATCGCCACTAGTGCTTAAGTTATGGATGCTTGTACGGATTGCATTATTATCTTTTTGAATACCTGCATTATATACTTGCTGATTAGTAGTATAATTTTCTGAACCTGGTAATGGCATAGCTCTAGAATCGCGGCTTTCTGCTATTAGCAAGATGCGTTGATCTTCTGGAGTTGCAGTTGCTATTTTAGATGATGTGCTACTAAAACCGCGAGTAATTGTAAGTTCTCCATTTACAGCTTTACTGATAGCACTAACAGATTTAACTCCCTCAATAGTTCCACCAATAGCACCACCTAAGAAACCACCAAATGCAATATTCTTTGCAATATCATATCCATCTTGATCTTCTAAGATAGGAGACTTAAACATAGTAGCTTGTACCATAGTCTCAAATGCAGCAGCTTCTAAAGTATTATTAATTACACCAGCACCCAGAGCTTGTAATGTAGCTTTATTAATCATACCCATAGTACCAGCACTTTGTGCAATTTCAGAACCTGATAGTGCTACATACTTAGCTGCATCTGGAACTAACAAGCCAGTAGCTTTAGATAGTGTAGTACCTATAACTCCTGACTCACTAGCACCTTGCAGAACTTTACGACCAACATTCAATAACTTAGTACCAGCTAAACCTGGAATAAAACTAGTCATAACAAACCCTGCTAAGTCAGCAGCTTGTTTATTACTCTGATAGTAAGTACCTAGATCATCATCTAAAGAACTAATCCATGCACCTGTATCATGAGTACCATCATCTAGACCAGCCCACTTACCAACAGTAGCGGCGGAGTTATAGATACTATCAGCCCCTGATAACATTGATACTGCCATAAACTTACCAGCATTACCCAGTCTATCAGCCCATGTATCTGGGTCAAACCAAGAACCGCCTCCAGTACTTGCAATAGTATGAAGATCACTAGATTGCAAATAGCTAGGAGCAGTTGATGGATTAAAAGCATAGGAGCTATCTACACTATCAGTACTACTATTGCCACCAAGACTACCTAACATACTATCGCCGGAACCTGCTAATAAGTTATCCATGTTTTTAGCTTTCTATTATTGAGAAGGACTGTTAGCATTAGGATTGCTGCCGCGTACAGAGTTAGGAATACTAGTATCACCATTAATACTAAACCCTACACTATACTGTCTAGCTAATGCTTGCATTGCATATCGTTGGAAATCGCTAGGATTATTAAGATTAACTACTGGAGTTTTACTACTTACTTGGCTAACACTTGGTAGTGCATAGTTAGCTGTGTAAGCAGGAACAATACCTACCTTACTTAGACCACGTGATTCAATGTTAGCATTAGTAGCATACTGACTTAATGTACTAAAGCCAGCTAATTCATCACTAGTAATCTGACCTGATTTAAAAGCATCAACTACTTTAGCAGCTGCCACATTAGGAGTAAGTACTACACCCTGACTACTTAAAGGAGCTAACACTTTCTGCCATACAGGTAACTGTTGTAATGTTGTACTAGCTGGGTTAGGCTTATTAATAAGATCACCTAAGTCACCAACCACATTCACATTGCTAGCAGATGTTGGGTCAATAATAGAGTTAGATTGATCATACAATTCTTGTACCCTACGATTGAATGCCATAGTCATGCTATTCTTATCTTTAAGATTAACACCCACAAGACTAGCAGCTCCTGGAATTGGCTTACCATTAGCAGCTGCATCAACTTCCATAGCAGCTTGATTTAATAAACCAGCAGTTTTCTGTTCAAACGGATTAAGGTTAACAGGAACACCTGCTTTATTATTAATAACTTGGTAGGCTTGTTCAGGAGTAGCACCAAGAATTGGACTACCACCAGCAGCTAAAGTTTTAGCTCCAAGTTCATAAGCAAGATTATACTGTGCTGCTAAAGGTGTATGAGTCTTCATACTAGCAAGAATCATCTTACCTTCATCATCACTAAGAGGTTTATATTGACCTTGTAAAGTAACTTGTAAGCCAGCATTAATAGTCTTAATAGCATCCTGATAAACCAGTTGCTGAGAAGCTCTATCATCTTGCGCTTGATCAAATAAAGTTTGATGCATCTTAAACTCTGCTTGACGAATAGCCATATCAGCATACTGCATTCTAATACGTTGCTGACTATCTGCAATGTTAGCAAGGTTATATTGTGCAGTAACTGAATCTTTATCAAGTGAAAGAACACTATTGATACCAGCAATGTTACTATCAAGCCCAGCAATCTTAGCCTGATTAGCTTTTATACCAGCAATAGTTAATGCTTGTTGATTAGCAGCATCTGCAGCAACATCAGTTAATGGTGCAGCTAACGCATGTTGGGTAATAACTGATTGCTGAGTAGAAGCATTAATAGAATCAATATTCTGGTTAGCATCATTAAGCAAATGATTAGCTGCATTGTAACGTTGCACATCATTACTACGGGTAAACTGATTAGTAACCCAAGCTACTGGGTCATCTAAAAAGTTTACACTATCTTTTGCATCAATAGTTTCCATAGCATCGCGTCTTGCAATACGAGCTTGGTTAGCTTGATCAGCATACTGAGATAGTAAGTTGCTTTGATTATTAACATCAGTACCAAACATAGTAGCTACTTTAGTAGCTCTAGCTTGTTGATCTAATGCATCAGCATTTTTAGCAGCCGCAATAGTATAATCTTGTTGCCCAACTTGTGTTTGATCGTCAGCAGTTTGATTATCTAGTGCAGTACGTTGACTTACTAAATCAGTAATATTACTAGCGCCAGCAGTTAATCCTGCTTGATACGCATTAGTCATTGGAGTTAACTGACTAAGAATTGCATTAACATCTATAGGTGCAGTAGCCATTATTAAGTACCTCCATATTGACCGGTATTACCACCAGTGTCACTGTTATCACTACCACCGCCACCAACATTAACATTGATGTTAGTTCCTGGACTACTGCTAGGTGCAGTGTAGTTAGGATTCTGGTAAGGATTGGAAGTAACATTATTACCAGTAAAGGTAGGATTAGCATTAGGCATAGTACTTCCTGGAGCTGTAGTATCTCCGGGGCTACTAGTTCTAACCACTGGACTATTAGCAGCATTAGTAATATTTGCTTGTGTAGCTGTAATCCAACTTTGTTGTTCAGCAGGTGACATACTACCCCATACACTAGGAGGTAATTGGTTATTACCAATCTGAGGACTACTACCATCTGGAGCAGTAGCATATTGCTTATCACTAGCAGCCGCAGTACTTACAGCACCAGCAGTACCAGTTTGACTAAAGCCACCAGTAGCAGCATTAGTAACTGCAGAAGTATCACTAGTACTAGGAATAGTAAGATCTAAACTACCGCCAGCTGGAGCATTAGTATTAGTAGTACCATTTACTGCATTAGTTACAGCAGCAGTATCTGCAATACCATTAGTACCAACAGTACTCATAACTGCCTGTACATTATTAGGTTGTAATGCAGCAGCACTAGTAGGAGCAGGTGAACCAGCTAAAGCTGAATCTAATGCTACGGGTGTAACGTTATTAGTACTTACATCAGCAGGAGCAGCTACTGGATTAGAGTTACCGTTATTAGTACCAGTGTTAGTATCTACAGTACCTTCAGTTACAGTATCAGAACGTTTCTTACGTTGGTCATCATTATTAATAGCGTTATCAATAGCAGCAAAAGGGTCATTGCTATTATCATTAAGACTATCCATAAACTGATCAGAACTCTTTTGTCTAGCACTAGCTAATGCTGCATCTGTAATTCCTGGAACTGCTGCAGCAACACTATCACTATTATCTGACAATAACTTACCTACTTCATTAGCACCAAATGCACTACCGCCTAAACCTAATGCATCACTAAGCATATTACCAGCACCAGTAATAGCGCCATTGGTAAGTTTGTTAACTAAGCTACCTGCAAGAATAGTACCTAGTGTACCTAATGCAGTACTACCACTAAGCTGTGGAGTGCCAGTAGTTGTAGTAGTACGTGAGCTACTTAATGCAGCAACGTCAGAGGCAGACTTAGCTAACAATTGATTAGTAAGCATTTCATTAACTGTACTGTTATACATACCAGCAGTCTTTTGACCTTGTGCAATAGCAGCTAAACCTTGTGCACTACCACTGCCAATAAGATCTTGTTGTAACAATGCTTGCTGTGTAGCTAGTGATACATTGTTAGTTTGTGTTGTAGTACTACCAGGAGTACCTTTAAATATATTAAGTAATGCTTGTAGACCTGCTGGAGTAGCTAGTGAATTCATTACTGAGTTACTAGCTAAATCTCCGCTGTCTGTACTAGATGCTGGACCTGGCATAATTAACCTCTATTATCTGTAGGAATATTAGGGTCAGCTTGAGCCTTCCCACGGAAGTATGATGCAACACCTAAGATACCACCAAGCATTAACCATACACTATCTGGTACTGTAGGTACAGGTATCTTAGCTAACGGTAATACAAAGTAGCATCCTAATACCATGATACCAGTAATAAAGCCAATGAAAGGTCTCCAAGTATATGTAGGCCAATGATCTGCTTTAGCTTCTGCTTGCATAGTAGTATTAACACTAACTACTACTTGTGCGTTTAATTCTTCTAACTTATAAACACTATCATATCCTAATTGTAGACAGTGCTCTTTATATTCTAACTCTGCTTCCTTAGCTTTCTCTAGTTGAACAGGGTCACCAAGTGCATTAGTAAGTGCAGTCTTAACACCTGCAATAGTACTATCTGATATGCCTAACTTACTAGCAATAAAGGTAGCAGCACCTCCACCTAACGGGCCGCCAAGTGCTGTACCTATGAAAGGTAATGCGGCCTTAATAATATCTAATGGATTCATTCTGGTTTACTCCCATGAATAGCAGCCCATACTACAGCTACTGAAGCTGCAACACCAGCTGTCCACTTAACAAAGCCTGTAATGCCTTTAGCACTATTCCATGCATTTGTTAGTTCGCCAACACTGGCTGTAAGAGCTGCTATATTAGCGTTTAATGCATGTATCTGCTTCTGCAAATCTGCATTAGTTGGGTCTAATATATCACAAACATCAGCATTATTATCTTTATCGTTAGACATATTCTTTACCTTCCTTATCAGTTAAACCATGAGAGTATCCACCAGTTGCTAACAAGGATAATACTTCTAGTCTTGGAGCTTCTCCAGAAGTGATAGGAAAAGAGATATGCACCCAAGTATGTTCTAATATTAATTGATCAAATTGAATCTTATCTTTATTAGCTACTATAAACTTACATACTTCTAAAGGTGTACCAAAGTCAGGGCATTCAAAATCAATTGCTTCACCCTTAATATGTTGACTAGTAGGTTTAGAACCTACAGCTGCATTTAGTTCAGGGCAACGATACCAAGAACTAATATTCATTGGACGATTAAGTAACTGCCGAACAACTTCTAACTTAGCTGCTGCCATAACCATTACTGATACTGTAGAATTAGTAGGTTGATTAACAATATGGTCATGTTCAGCAGTAGGAGATTTAAGAGCTTCTGATAAAGTAAAGTGTAATGACAATGAAGTATTGTTAGTAGTAAACATAGTTGCCCTTAGAAATCATAGGAGGTTATAAAAAGATTAGCTGTTGATGTACCAGAAACAGATTGTGTGTAATATATAGTACTAGGAGTATATACAGATAAAGAATAGTTATCTTCTGCCGTAATACTACCACTACTTGCTGTTGTATATACTCGCTGAAATCCTGAACCTGCCGCATCATTAGCAATACTAAGAGCACATACTCCTCCTAAACTACTAGTGACGTTCATATAGCCACGAATAGTTATAGCACTGTAAGGAACTTGAGATGCTATATTTAAAGATACGTTAGTTGCTACACTAGTGTTAGTAAAGATAGGAGTAGTGTTTGGATAGTTAATTGTTCTATTAACTTGATTACCTGTACGCAATACACTAGCACCTGACACTGCATATATACCTACAAGTCCAGATGATGTATATCCAGAAAGTGGTGTAGCGCCACTATACTGACTAGGTGCTGCAATACCTGTAACATTAGTACCGTACAAACAAGTACCACGACTAACTGGATTGTACATTACATACACTGCAACAAAGCCAGTACTCATAGTTCCTGTATCTAATCCATTAGCACCAACTGTACCTAAGTTAAAAGTAAGTGCAGGATTAGCAGGTAACTTAGTAGCTACTCCACCAGCTAAAGAACTAAGTACTACTAACTCACTATATGACATAGTAATAGTAGCACCAGACATTACAGCTTTAAGTCCTCTAGCTGTACCAGCACTAGCTCCAGTAGTTCCAGGAGTATTAACACTACCGGCCAAAATGTTTACAGCATTATAGAGTTTTGTTAACTCATAGAATAGCTCTTCATCTTTAGTTTCTGGAATAGCTGGTAAGCCTAAATTAATGGATAATCCGCTAGCCATAGTATTACCTCATTCCATGTACATTAAATGTAAGCATCACACTAGTTAAAAAGAAGTTACCTATAAGCATAATACTATGATTAAGTGCAGTATTATGTACATTGTATTGGCGGAAGTTACCATTATTAACTGTTAGTGTTCCAGGTATAGGAGTTAAGAAGTTCTTACCATCCATAGTTGGCCAATCAGATACTGATAAGTTATTACCAGCACGTATGTTTTCCAGATGAACTTCCTGAAGTTGTAACAAATTAGTACGTTCAAACTGATACTTACCTAATAGCAATACACCATCACCTACTTGTGAAGCATAGTTAAAGTCCACTACTACAATAGCTCCAGAGTCCTGCATAAATGCTAGACTATCTCGTGGGTTATCAATAGTTTCTGGTGTAGATAAACGATACTCAAAGCAGCTAGTATGCGGAACTTTTAACTTACCATATCGTTTCATAATAGTATCATACACAAGTGCATGTGTAAGGCTAGTAATACCATATGATAATACTAAGTAACGATCAGCTACAATAGTAAGATTCTTTTGCATTGGAGCTGTTAATGCTACAGAACTAAATGTTTTAGTTTGCTCATTAAAGTCTTCAAAATACTTACCAGCTAAAAAGTCTGTAGCTTCTGGCATTACAGTCTGAGTTGCACTTACTGATACAATCTGAATACCTGAAGTAGTATATGCAAAGTGATTACCACTATTAGGGTCATAATCCACATAGTTAGGATTACTCATACCACCAGAACCAACTACCTCACGGAAGTTATATGGATAGTTTACGTTACCGGAGTATACAGCAGCTACCGCATTAACGTTGGTATAGATAATAAAACCTAAGAAATGTGGAATACATAAAGCTATCTTACCTTTAACAGCTTGTACACTACCACCACCTGCACCTGTAATCTGACTAGGAGTAAAATCAATTGGGTCTGTAATTACTGGGTCAACTACTGTACTAGACCATGCAATACTAGTAGCACTATAGGCAATCATGTATCCATTAGCTGAAGTAATACCAAGTACGTTTGCTTCTGTAAGTCCATTAAAACCTACATGTACTAATGCACCACCAGTATAAGTATATAATCCCACTGTGGAATACATAATATAGGTTTGCCCATTAACTGTAGCAATAGTATATCTTACACCAGCTGTGCCAGGTGGACTTGTAATAGGTGTCCAAACTACAGCACCATATGCACAGACATAACTATTACCTGCACCATCACGAGCGTATAATACTGAGTTACCGCTAGTATCTCGCAATGTAACAATATTGTTCATACCAGTCATGTTACCATATACTGGATTTAAATAGCCTACTGATTGTAATCCTTCCGCAGAAGGCATAACATTATGGCAGTAGTATACTTGTGGAATACCACGATCTTTATCTAAGTCCTGATCTGATGTAACTTGTCTGTTAAAGTTCTGATCTTGTTGCTGTACAATTACAGAACGACCAAACCATTCAGATACAAATGGAAACCACTTAGCAGATAAGTTACCACGGTATTTAACTTGTGCCATAATGTTCTTTCTTATCCAGTATATTTAACAGAACTAATAGTTACTGCAACAGGAATCTTACCAGCATCTCCCCATTGTCCAGCAAAGTTATTAGTATCTGGATTGTATTCATTCCAAGATTTCCAACCAAACTTAATAGTAAACAGCCACTGAAAGTGAATATCAAATGCTAGCTGATTATTATATGCAATAAAGAATACATAACTAGCAGTCTTACGAAATACTAGTGTACGCCATTCAGATGCAATCCATGGAATACCTAATACATAATAATCAAACCCATAACTAGGATTACGATATAACCAAGTAACAGCAGCTAGATAAGAACTATTAGGAATAGGGGCATCAAAAGTTTGATAGTACCGTAAGTACTTTGGTAAGTTACCATCTTTATCTACAGCTAAGGCTAAGAAAGGATTTAGCACAAGTGCTGTTAGCATAAATAAAATTGAAGCAATTGCATAGAATGGGTAGAAGATTAAATACATGATTTGCTTTCAGTTAGAAATAGCTACTAGTTACTGGGCTAATGTAACACCTAAGGTAAATACATTAGTAATTTGTGCTGCTGTAAGACCTGCTAATATTTGCGCTACTAGTGGGTCACTTTGATTAAAATTAGAAGCATACTGCCAACAATCTTTTACATCTTGTACAGTAGTAGCACTAACAATGCTTTCAACATTAGCACGAAGTGTAAGTTGATTTAATGCTGCACGTAATTGATAGGCTGTTAATGTAATAGGTGCAACAGGTGGAGAAACATAAGGGTCTGGAGTATTACCTTCAGATACCCAGTCTAAATACTGTTGATAATCAGAATTAGCTGGGTCATTGGGGATATTAGCTCCATCAGCTAACCGTTGAATTCCAAAATGTGTAAGAGCATAAGTGTTTGACATAGTATATCTTTCTATAAACGAGCAAATAATGTACCTGCAATACTAGCACCGGAAGGTGCATACGCTTGTGCTCCAGTATATGCAATACTTAATTCTACAGAACCGGGAGAAGTTAGAGGATTAGTAATTGCTACAGATACGTTTGCAAGCAATCCAATATTTAATACTATTGAGTTACTTACATAACAATAGCAATATCCTGAACCATTACCTGTAGCATAATTAGTTACAGTAGGTGTAGTTCTCATTGCTACTGCTAATGGAATTCTAATACCTATAAAATTAACAGCAGGAGATGCACCAGCATACTCCCCAGCAAATTGCTGTACAAATCGTTGGCACTGCCTTAATACATCTCCATAAGGAACTACACGATTAGTAAGAGGTACAGAACCTGGGTCAATACGAACGCCAGTAATATACACATTATCATCTGCACCAGCAATACCAACTGGAGTATAATATAGTTGAAGTCCTAATTGAGATATATTATTAGGAATTGTTACAGTATAGCTATATCTAGTAAGTGTAGTTGTAAGTGTAAATAAAGTATTAATAATACCTGTAAGTCCAGACCATCCACCAGGATTACTAGCTGCTTGATCTATACCTGTACCACCAATAAGACTTAATATAATTCCATTTCCAACATTACTGTAGTTTGCACCTGCTTGAGCATAAAAACTAACTGTAACTTTTTGACCAGCTAAAGGTATACAGTTAGAAGATTCCATCGCTTGATATGCATTAATAGTTCCAACGTTTACAGAACCACTATTTCTACCAAGTTTCATCATATACTGAAAGCCAGAACCTGCTGGTGCTGCTACTTGATTACAAACACCAGAAGCTGTAGTTGCTTGATAAGCAATCCATTGGTCAAGATTACTATAAGCCAAGCCATTAGTAAGCGCATATGTAGTACCTAACTGTGCTACCCGCATATCCCCGTTAATTACAATATTATCAGCAGGTACTTGAGTAAGTAAGCTAGTAGCAGTATATGGAGCAAGATACCAACGACCACCATCAGCAGCTACAATAATATTAGGTAAACTCTCTGCACTAGTAGTATCGCTAAGTACCAAATAGTAGTTACCTCCACCACCATCATTAGGATTTACTGCTCCTAATGCACAAGCATATTGACTAGCACTAGTTTTTAACAATGCACGAATACCTGCAAAATTAGTAACTACTTGATCACCACCACCAATAGAGGCGGCACCATTAGGTAATGCTAATGACGGATATACAGGAGTTGTAAGATTTCCTGGGTTCCAAACTGAGTTAGCCATATTAGCACCCTTCTGCAATTATTTGTTGTTTAAGATCTTGTAATTCCGATAAATGCATATTATGAAATTTATCAGATTGTTCATCATATCCAATAGCTTTAAATACTATTGATGCAGCTTCATACATAATAGCTTCAGGATGTTCATCAGCTATCCAAGAACTGAATCTAACAGTATCTACATATGGATAGATATAACAACCGATTAAAAAGTATTGTGCAGCAGCTGCTGTTTGAATATTGATATTAGCACCAGCAATATAATAGACATCGTATTTATCATTATTATAATCATCTAATACATTCTCTGGTTCTATCTTAGTAAGCCAAGTACTTGGTGCTCCTGGAGGTATAGAGTAATCATATACCCGAATATACTTACTAGATCTCCATTGCGGTATTAGTGTTTTGTATTGAATGGATTGATTAGTAAGTGCAAAGTCACAAGCTACAGCTACTTCAAGAATATCTTTATAGTAGTAATCTGATCTGTGGCATTTAAGTGTAGCATTTTGGACTGCTAGAGTAGTCTCATTTACTAGGTCTGGTCGATTAGTTAATGTATAAACGTTAGCTAGCAAAGTAGCAAATGAGGTACTCATAGTCTTATGTCCTTATTAATTATTAACCTTGTTTAGAACGAATAGCAGCTAATGCAGCTTGAGCTGATGCGCCTAACAAATCATTACCAGTTGCTGATGCAGGAGCGTTATTAACATTACCTACAGCACCCTCAGAGTTAGCTGAATCTGAACCAGCTGCACCTTCTTGAATGTTGTGAGTATTAGTTAAACTAGCAGCGAAGTTACCATTATCGCTCTCACTAATCTTTTCTTTATCTAACAGACCAGATGCAAGCAAGTCAGCTTTAGCGCGTTCATATGCTTCTTTACGAATTACTTCCATAGGACTCAATGCTTCTGAATCTACTTCAGCTTCATTAGGGTCAATGTAGATATGAGGATGATTAGTTTCTACCTCATTCATAAGTTCTTCAATACGAGCTTTAACATCAGTTGCAAACTTACCGTTTAAGAACGATGCTTGTGTCCCATCTTTAAAATGATAAGCACAATTAAGAATGCGATTTTTAAAAATTTTAAGAATTGCCATGATAGTTACCTATATAGTTTGTGGTTATACTGCTAGGAGGATTGGCAGTTTTATAGGTCTGCCAACTATCAATACTAGTTACTAACTGTAGCTACTAACTAACTATTAGCCTACAGCACCAGCTGTCAAGTTATAGATAATAGCATTAGCTGGAGGGTTCTTAACAATAGTAGTTAACTCAGTTGTTAATGTACCGCCCAATGCATCAATACCATTATCATCAGCAGCGCCAGGTTCACCGTTAAACTCTTTATATTGAGTTTTACGATCACCCAAATAAGCATTCTTACATGTAGTAAGATCTACTGCTACTGCCATCTTAGACCATGATGGGTTAGTATTAAACAATGGATGTTCAATTACTCGGAAAGTACCACGAGTTGTTTTGAATGTAGTGAACTGTAAACCATAAGATGTTTGACCATCTGTCAGGAAGTAAGTACCATTCAAACGACCAATAGTATTAATTACTTTATGAGCTGTACCACCTACAAACAGTACGCGTTCATTAGCACCTTTAGGATCAGTAGTTTGGTTAAACACTGGATCTAACGCAGTTTCAAACTGTGTATAGTTAGTAGTACCACCAGCAGTAGTTACGTTAGGTACAGTGTAAATACTTGGATAGTAAGACAAGTTACCAATGATGTTAATCAAACCGTCCATAGTGCGGAATGGTTGACCATTACGTACACCACTAGATTTCTGACCAAAGAACATAGCTTTCTCAATATCAGCAGCATGGAAAGCAGCAGCATCTTGTTTAGATTCTGCAGCATTAGTATCACCGGCAATCATCATGGTAGCACGGATAGTATCAGAGATACCCCAAGTGTTACGGAAGATTTGAGTTAAGTTAGTAATACGAACAGGGTTAATATTCAATGCATTAGGACGAACAGAAGCTTCTTCAAATGCATTACCAACTTGATACAAGTTACCAGATGCTGGAATAGCTTGAGCAGATATTGAACCTAATGCACGAGCTACCTGAACTTGAGTAGGAGATAAAATACTATTGACAATAATGTTTTCACCAGTAGCATCTACACGCATAATCATACCTGGTAAGATGTTGTTAGTAGTAGTTACTGTAAGAACAGTATCAGTAGCTAACTGACCAGCAGCAGATACTGTAAGTTGTGGAAACACCATAGTTTTAGTAAAAAAACCATGTTCAGTAGCTACTGCGGTTTCATCACCACTCATAGCAGTCATACCAAATAATGGTGCAGTACCATTAGGCATTAGTCGAGTAATCATCCCAGCAAATGATTTCTTCGCTAGGTCTTGGGTAAGAATCCCACTATTAAAAATACCTGTTGACATAATAAGTCACCTTTAGATAAATAAGATTAAAATAATTAACTACACTTGTTTATAGTCTTGCGACTTACTGATTACAACAAAGATTGACCAATACCAGCCATTGTAAATGAAGGTGAGAAAGTAGCAGCATTAATAGCCAAAGTACTAGTAGCAGCGGCAGATAATGTGCAACCTACACCTTGCTGAATACTAATAATAATACCAGACAAACCAGAACCAGTTACAGTCTGATTAATAGATAACAACTGAGTTTGCTGTAAGCTCATACCAGTTAATACAGCAGAGCCGTTGGTTTGACTAACAGTAGCAGTAGTTTGTTCACCTCCAGCAGTACAAGTTAACAAGAAGTCTTTAACACTAGATGCATTGACAGTTGGGTAAGTTACAGTAACACCAGTACCACCAGCAATAGTAGCAGCAAAAGCTACAGTGTTAACATAACGTAAGCGCCATGTATCACCAACTTGAACCAGTGGAGATGCAGTAGTTACCAAACCTACAGGAGATACTGGAATACTTAAAGCTAACATTAAGTTAGCAGCAGTATCAGTAGTATCAGTGTATGCAGCAGTTGGGCCAGTACGGTTAATAATACTAGCTAGCAATGAAGCAGCAGCAAGAGTACCGTTACCTACAGTAGTAATAGCAAATGGAGATTCTTGAGTTGCAAGTGTATCACCAGGATTAGCTACACGAAACATCGCATTATCGCGAGTTAGAGCTTTGATTAGCATGATAGTTCCTATCTATAATAAATTAAAAAGTTACTAGAAGCTGTAAGTAAGTAATCATTTAAGTACTTATTACATTTCTAGGAATGAAGACCAATCTGTGCTATTAGCATTATTGGCTTGTTGCTGTGCTTGAAGTTTAGGAGCTTGTGCAGCTTGTGCAAAGTTATCTAAGAAACCTTCTGCCATTGCTTGAATTTCAGAAGCTGAAGCATTAGGATACTTTTGCAATGCCTGTTGTTTAAACATATCTAATACAGGTGCTGCTGCTGGATGGGTAAAGATAGGATTTGAACTGCGGAGGTTTTCTGTAACTGTTTGTTGTTTAATTAAACTAGGTAACATCTCTTGAAACTTTTGCTGTTGTTTAGCTAAAGCCTGCTCTACAATTTGAGTTGTAGTAAATGCAGAATCTCCAAAGCCTTTCTGTGCCATAGCTTGCATAACTTGGATTAATGCATTCTGCCCATCAACTCCACCTTTATTAATAGCTGCTAACATCTCGGGAGTTAGAACTTTAGTAAAATCATTCTTTTTAGCAGCTTGTTGTAAACTATCTGCTGTAACGTTTGCAAATAAGCTAGGCTCTGGTGTTTTTGGATTAGCATCAGGTTTCCATATTTCTGCGTATTGATCTAATGGTGATGCTGGCGGAGTGTTAGTAGCAGCAGTACTACTAGCGGGTACATTAGGATTATTAGGGTCTGCAGGATTATTGTTAGTAGCAGGAATATTTCCTGGCTGTGCTTGTGCAGAAGGTTGAGTTTGTGGAGCAGTACCAAATAAGCGATTCATAATGTTCATGATTATTCCTAGTTAATTAAGTTGGAGTTGTATTACAAGTTAGATAATGCTTGGGGATATTACTAAGTATTACTAAGTATTGCTAGTTACTACTAATTGCCATTTGCTGCTTGCTTTGCGTCATCTAATAGTACTTGCTCACTAGCTAATGAACAATCTAGAATATAACGTAAAATTCCTAGCTGACCTGCTAAATATGATTCTTGCTGTATATAAGCTGCATAGTTATTAGGGTCAACAGTTAATGCTAATTTACTATCTGCAATCTCTGATAGCTTGTTTTGAATTACTAGTTTTTGTTCATAAGTAAGTACACTACCTACTAATGTTTCTTGCTCAGATAATTTAAATCTAGCAAAAGTTGATGTGTTATCTATGGCTGCCATAATAGTCCTAATATAGTGTTGAAGATACATGCTCCGTATCCGCTTATGTTGCCGCTTTGCGGATAAATAATCTAACGTAATAGTCCTGTAAAGGGGAGTTATCTCGGTCGATTAGCTTACGCGAATCGCTGCGACACAACTCTTATTCCCTTGACAGTCCCATTACTTATAGATATATTTAAACCGCCGTCAACAGTGACGCTACTACTACGCGGCGGCTTGCTGTAACTTACGGTCGCTGTAAAATTACTTACCTTGTGGTTGCTGTTGCTGTTGCTGTTGCTGTACTTGCTGTGACTGTCCGTTACCGCCATTAGGACTTGCAGGTACTTGTACTCCGGGTTGCTGTAAAGTCTGTTGAGTACTGGACTGCGCGCCGCCATTACCTACATCATTTTGATCATTAGGATTATAACCATACTGTTGTGGAGTTGGTTGCGGCGGTAACTGTGATTGCTGCACTTGTGGATTAGCTTTCATAATTTGTACTATTGTTTGTTGCCATTGCTCTACAGCTTGTTCATATGCTTGCTGAGCAGCAGACTTTTCAAATGGAGTTAAGTTAGCATTTTTAATCTTCATCAGATAGCTAAACATTGGCCCTAAGTTATAAGCTGCTGCAAGTTGCTGACTACTACCAATTTGCTGCATAGCTACCATCATAGTATCACTATCCATTAGTTTATCTGTAGGAGTAAGACCATCTGATACTTTAAAGTTCAATACAGCTTTACGAAGTTTTACAGGGTCTACAGTTACTGGCTGTCCTTTATCTCTGTTAAACAAACTAATGCCGCCCTGATATTGTAAGATATTGATTTTAAGTATCTCTTTAAGTGGAGTAAATACTGTAGTCTCGTAACCAATAGCTGTTAACTGATCTCTACCATTAGCATGTGCCATAACATCTTGGAACTCAGATTGTGTTTTATTTCCCTTAACAAACTGTCCTTGACGTACTGGATTCTGACCACTGATAATATTAGCATAGCTACTATACATCTGCATCTGATTGTTAAGTACATCAGCTTGGTCATCTCTAAATGGAAATTGATGTACAGCATCTCCAATAGGTTTACCATATGCAGCAGGTCTTACTGGAATCTTAGCCGATGGATTAGAACTATTGATATGCGCTTCTGTAACTCTGGAAGGGTCATACAACACACGATCGCTAATAGCACGACGACGGGCTGCAATATTAGAATTACTTAACGCACTTAGTAATGCCTGAATTGGGCTAACATTAGTAGCAAGCGACTTAGTTTGATAATTAAGTCCATCTTCCAATGGTTGACCAAATAGAATTGGAATATAACCATGTGCATTTGTTTGACGCTCTGCATAAATAACTACTGAGAAATTAATAATAATAAACTTCCACACCTGTGGAGTGTTAGGACTAGGTACACGAATACCAAAGTCAGCTGGTAATATACGTGCATATAATGTTGTTACTTGATAGATGTTTTTATATTGAATGTTAGGCTGACTATTAGTAAGTCCTGCCCATGCCATCCAATCCATACCAGATGCACTGTTAGCAGTCAGTAAATTAATTTCTGGGTTAACTTGTGGAATATAGAATGCTTTAATACCTCCAGTCATACCACCAATATTAACTCCTACAAATGCTGATTCATAGGCTTCTTTAATATTATCAATACGTACATCTGGAAGTTCTGAAATAAACTTCTTAAGTTTAATACGACTAAACAGTTCTGTATATCCTGCAAACTCACCATCCTTATGCATCTGACTAGGAGCTACACGAGTATCATAGAATGTATTATACATATCTAATCGTTTAACTTTATTACCTTCCCAAATAACTTCTTTTGGTTTACCCTTTTTAGCATCAAAGGTTACATCAGTCTCAATAGCAGGAGTTACTTCACGTGCCCAAGATACTTCTACTGCACTGTTATTGTATTTAAAACCATCGCGGAAAAACATAGTAAATTCACGAATCCAACCACCTCTGATAGCTTGGTCATCAATAACACTTTCTAATTGCATTGCTTCATCTTCATAATCTGGAGATGCTGCTACGCCGAAAAGTGGTGTACCTGTGAGAAATACAGAGGTCTGATAAGTTACAGCACTTTCTACTTGCGGCATTACGACCGGGATAGTAATGTTTTGGAATTTATTAGCATCTCCTAGCTTATTAGCTAGTTTAGCATTCTGTTGAGCTACTGTATAATCCATCTCTCGTGCATACTCACGATCAATCTTTTCCATAATTTGCACTGTATTCCATTGCTGAGTATATTGTGCAAAGCATTGAGATAAGAAGTTAACTACAGCATCCTGTGCTTTTTTAGTAATTACTATTGGTGTATTAGCTGCCATGATTTATTCCTTAGAAGGGAGAGTTGTTCTCTGGTATTGTGATGCTATTAGTATTCATCTCATCAATAATATTATCTGATTGTATGAACTGTCCGTACTGTGCCATTACTTTAGGAGCGTATGTAAGTAAGTCTAAGATACCATCTGTATTAGTAGTTTTCATACTATTAAAGGTAGTAAGTTGTCCATCTGTAAATGGTCTAGCTTTAGGATGAATGATTGTTTCACCAGCTAGTAATTCTTTAAACATAACTAAGATTCGAGAGTTCTTACTCATGTTACCAGAGTATATATCTACACAATGTAATCCTGATATACCTAATTGCTGACAGAAGAAATCAAACCAGTATAGTAATGAGTATTGATATGCATTAGCTTCCACTGCTATTAGCTTGCAATTCTTTCTCAGAGCTAATGTAAGTGCTGAACGAATAGTATCTCCAGGACTTAAGCTAGCATCAATAACTTCCATTAGTACGGGCTTAGCTTCTATAACTTCGAAGTATCCAATACTTACAGCATCTGATTTTACTTTATCATTAGAAGGGTCAATAACTATAAAGTTACCAATCGGTATATCATCTTCACTAAATGGATATACTGGAATCTTATTAATATCTATCGCGCGATTAATATTAACATCTGGGTCATTAAGCACTTCACTAAAAAAGATTTCTGGGTGACCTGATGCTAAGTCATTTTCAAATTCTTTAATAAGTTGTGTGATAGGTTGTAGTTCTTCCCAGAGAGATGTACCGTCTGCTAAAATACCACCAGCAATAAACTTAGTCCAATTAGGATTAGTCTTTAGTTTACGTAAGATACTATAGGGTGTTGGGTACATATTAGCTAAGAAGATGAACATACATCCAGTAGGATTCTTAGCTTTCATTGCTGTACCGTACATCCAACGTTCCAAATTATCAGATAACACTTCACTATCTGCTTGCTCACGAGATTGTATATCATCAAATATCATTACATCTGGGCGAGTGTTCTTAATATTAAGTCCCCGCAAACTAGTACCAGCACCAATACCTGCAAGTATCAGATTCCTTCCACGAAATCCAAATTTCTTCATTTGCAAAGTATCGCGCTCTATTCCTAATCTCCAATCACCAAACACTGCTTTAATGTTAGGTTCATCCAACATGTCTGTAATATCGGATATGAAGTTCTCTGCTAATGTTGCAGTGTTCGATATTACCAGAATAAATCTGCGATTAGTAAATAAGATACAGTACATTACAAAGATCTTCATTACTGTAGTCTTAGCAAAGCCACGAGGTAATCCTAATGCTAACTGTGGGAATGTTCTAGGCTTATTTACATATGCTAGTAACCATTGCCATACAGATAGAAATACTGGTGGAAAGCAAAAGGTAAATGCTAGCGGTGCAACTAACCCAGCTAGAAAATCCATACTACCTTTTGCAAGTGCTATAACTTCTGCAACATTAAAGGAACCTTCCGCACTAGTAGGTGCAGCTATAGGATTACCATTAATATCTTTAGTAGCTAGACTTGCTGCTAACTCCTCCTCTAATGCAAGCTGAGCTAGTCTCTTACTTTCTAGTTCTGCCATTTCTGCATCTGTCACAGGTATAGCTAACTTATCTTTTTTACCTCCCAGAGTTTCAAACATACTAGGCATTAGTATACCTCTTTTGTATTAGTGATTCTAACTACAGAATTTGCAGTAATGGTAGCTAGCATCTTTCCTAACATTGCAGCTGCTCGTGCCTTGTTAAGTTCCAGTTGTTTCTGTTTTTCTAGAGCTATCTGTTCTTCCTTAGTCAATGCTAATAGTTCTGATAGCTCCTGCGAGTGCTTGTTCATTGCGCTCCCCTTCTTTAAGTTTAGCTGCTTCCAGCATATTACTAGATTGTATTGTTACTAGAGTTTGTTGTTCACCATTATCTACACCAACTGATACTACCTGATTGTTTGCATTAACTGCAAATCTTTGAGTAATTGTATTAGGTAATGTTAGGTTCACGATAGTAGCATGTTGCTGAGCTTGCTCTGGCGCACTAGAGCCACGACGCTTTGCTGCATTGATTACACTAACAGCTTTCAGTATTTCCATTGGCCGCAACATCATTGGAATTACAGTCTTTAGATTACCTAGTAACTTAGCTTCCATTTCATCATAGGTATTATCTATCTCATTGTGCTTCTGTAAGTTATTAAACCGTAACTCTGCTACTTTAGAAGCAAACCAATCCTGCGACATTAGTTGACTAATGCGACTGGCACTAACTCCACATGCACTAGCTACTGTTTCCGCATTATATCCATTCCCTAGAAGTTTCATAGCCTTTTCCGCGGTACTATCCATTGATAGCATCTCACTAGTACTATCTTCTAAACTGTTCTTACCTATCATAGCTTCCTCCTAGTTATCCCGATTGCCAGTAAGTAGTAGTTAATACTAACATATAGTAAAAGCTATTACTACTTACTGCTTTTGCCTAGCCCTTAATTTACCGCACCTTATAACTAGTAGCTAATAGTGATCGAGTGTGAAAAAAGTTTAGTAAAAATATGTGAGTGCTTTAGGAAAGTAAATACGCACAGAGTAAAAAGGCCCTTACCCACCTCCATCAATTCAATCCCTGATACTATATCTAGTAGTATATGGTAGCAGTAGTACTAGATATAGTATAGGCTAACTAGTAGCCAGGCAGTGATAGGCTAGCATATACTAGTTACTTACTAATAACTATGCGCTACTTGCTACTAGTAACGACCTATATTACAAGCTAGCTACTAATATCTACCTATATATAGTGTAACTTCCAGTGAGGTTATGACGAGCTAGAACTTTTCACTAGGTAACTTCCTATTGACACTATCTGTTAGTAACTGACAATAATTGGCATGATAAAATAATAAGGTGACAGAATATGTCAGAATGTGACAAAAATTGTCAGTGATTGGATAGTTTTAGTATCGTTTTAGGGCAATAATTAGCTGGCATGGGATATGCTTATATAATAGGGCAAGGCAGTAGTTCAGAAGGTAAGTTCAGATCAGATAACTAACAGGGGAATATATTATGAGCAATAGCAAAGTAATTACATTAGTTAGCAGTAAATTAGTAAGCAATGGTCAATTAGTAGCTGGCGACACTAGCAGATATAGTAGTATGTTTTCTGCTAGCATGGTTACTAGTAACAGTAGCTACAAGGATAGACTTGCTGATGTAGCGTTATTCACTAAGCATAATCTGGTAACTAATGAAGGTATCAGCGAGTTGAAATTGATTGATTAATACCTAGTATTTTCTAGTATTGGTTAGGTCTGGAATGCTGATCTAGATCAATACTAGAATGTATTAATTGCATTCTACCTAGGCAATTTCGCCTTACTATCTTTTATAGAGGAAATCATCATGTCAGTTATATCTAATCGTCACACAGTAGTAAATTATGTATCACAAGGCGCTGGCGCTACTAAAGCTCTTACAGGTCAACGGTTAGTTACCGCCTGTTACCGTAGTAAAGAAAATGGCGCTAATCGTACTAACCGCGCTGCCAGTATTCCAATGCTGTCAATGGTTGAGATTGATTCTAAAATGTCAGTACTGAAGCCACTGTTAGTTGAGTATCTGGAATCGGTGCAAGACAAGATTTTTAAATCATTGCTCGATGCTAACGGAATCGACGGTGTAGTTAATGAAATTGCTGATGAGAGTATCAACTTAGATAGTTGTATTGCTTACTTGCAGGATAGTGCAAGCGGTGAGAGGTTAACTAAGGAAAGCATTGGTCAATGGTTCACTGATAGCGGTTTGGAAGATCAACTGATGCTATCGTTATCGACTAAGTTAGGTATCAGTGAAAATCCAACAGATGCCGAAAGCAAAAAAGTTGAGCTTATTACTAATGAATATAAAGCAAAACTATCAGCAATGGCAGGCGGTAAAACTAGTTACAATGAAAAGATGGCAACTAGCTTACAGAAAGCATTGGCATTGATTCCTGAGGATAGTCTAGCTATTAAATTCAATTTGCGATTGGCTAATATGATCGCAGCTAGCAAAGAAAAGGCAGATTTGTTTGATCTGCTGTAATTAGCTGTAATCGGTTATGTTCTGTTAGCATTGGCCTAGTAGCGTTATATAATGTTACTAGGTCGTTTCATTTAACTAATTCTATTACTCACTATTACTTATCGAAAGTATATTATGAAAATCCGCCTATCTGCTTCAGCATTTACCAATTCCGAAACACAATCTAGTGTTATTGATTCTAATAACCAACACTGTCTAACTAGTGCAGGTCTTGCATCTTTACTAGATCAACTGTCCACTGGATTGATAACAGAAACAGAGTTTCTAATGACTGTGCAACAATCACCAATTCAGAATTTAATGTTGGATAGTTTCATTGTTACTTCTGAAGCATTTAAATTTCCAAATAGTAAACGCTCATTGGATGAATTTAATCAGTTCAAAATTGCACGGTTTGATAGTAACTGACTAGCTCTTTTACTTCCTGCTAATCTAGCTCACTTCGGTGAGCTTTTTTGCTTTTAGGTCTGCACAATTTTCAGTACTAACAGCAAAAAGCCTGTATGGCAGAAAAACCAAAACCGACGATTCCGACGAATTGCCATGAGTACTTTTACCCCATATCCGCACCTGCCCATTTTGCCCTAGTCTATAACTTACCATACCTATACACCACTATAACTTACTAGCTACCTATATCAGTCCTAGTA